ACCTCTTGATTTAAAATTTAAAAATACAAAAGTATCTGCCGCAGTAGAAGCCCCACTTGATATATTGTTTAAAATTTGTTCTGTTGTGTATGTCATTTAATCACGCCCTATATCCTGATGAACCGTATTGATTCATTTGCCTATTAATCTTTTGCCCTATCTTACGAGCAATTTCATTTAATTCTGCATCAGAAGCACCAACTCTTCCATTAACTTGTACTGAAATATTATTACCCATTTTGCCTCTTGATTGTACGGCTGGAGTTACAAAAGAATTTGCAGGCAAAGAAACTATTTCAGGGCCAGCCTCTCCAACTAATATATTCCCTCCTTGACCTATTCTTCCTCCTGAAGCCATTGATTTTTTAGGAGGCATATTTGCTAATCCACCCGCTACTGCTATACCTGCCATTGCTATTGCACCTGTTGTTCCTCCACCACTGCAATATACTTTACCCAGTGTAAAATTAAATCTCCATATCCACCCGTTAAATCATTTAGCCATGATTTAAAATCGTCAAATTTATCTAAAAGAGTTTCTAAACTTCCACCGGCTAAACCAATGAGCAAACCTACTACTAATTTAATTGCGCCCATCGCTAGTTTCCACACCCCATCAACAATTGAGCCTAGTCCTTCCCATATTTTTTGTCCATCACCTGAAAATAAACCTCCAAAAATTTCCCAAATTCCTCCAAATATCATACCTACTCCTTCAAATATAGTAGTTATACCTTCTATAATATTAGCAAATAAATCAGTAGTAGTGAACCATTCCCATAGCGAGGCTATTTTTTCAAATGCACCTGTTTTTATTATTGTAAATACAATTAAACCGAAAATTGCTATCCACAACAATACAGCACCAAATACCGCTAAACCTTTTTTAAGGAAATTTCCTAACAGTTTAATTGGACCTTTTTTCCATATAAGAGCAACTGTAAGACTTATTGCACTTATTACTTTTCTTATTTTTTCGATTCTTTGTAAAAATTTCTTTTTAAGTAAATCGGCTACTGTTTCACCGGATTCTTCTTTTTCTAGTTCTTCTTCACCCTCTTCTATTCTAATGCCACTTGCGGCTGAACTATCTAATTTAACTCCTGAACGCCTTTGAATAAATTTACTAGATTGTCTTGCTGATGCTTCTTCTAATTCAAGTTTAGCAATTAATTTTTCTAATTCTTCTTTTCTTTGTTGTTCTTCAGGGCTTAATTTTTTTCTTCTATTATATAGTTGACCTACTCTGCCCTTTCTTCTATTATCGGCATTATCTTTATACCTTCTTTTAGTTAATCTTTGTAATTCAACTTCTAAATCAAGTCTATCATTTTCCATTTCACTTGCTTGTTGAGTAAAATATAATATTTGTGTTAAATTCTTTTTATTTGTTAAACCTGCTACTTCATACATACTTTGATAGGCTTTTTGACTTTCTATCCTTTCTCTAACTTCTTTAGCAAGTTCTACTTCTGTATGTAAAGATTCTCTTAACTGTGCATTAAATTTTTTCCTATATTCAAGAATTGCTTCTTCTTTTCCAAGTTTTGCTACTAAAGATTTAAAATAATCATCTTCTAATAAATTTTGATATTCTAAAGCACTAATGTTTTTCTTATTTAATACATCTAAGGTATTAGCGGCCTGCATTCTTACTTTTGCTTGTTTATTAATAGTTCTAGCAATTTCAGATTCTTTCTTAATTTGTTCTTTTTGTTTCTTTTCAACATATTGCATATAAACTGCTACTGCACGAATTTTATTTTGTAAAGACCAAAAGCCGGGAAATATACCTGATGAAAAACGACTTACTGCATTCCAAAGAGTATTAGAAGAACCCTGTGTAGCAAAATCTCTAAAAGAAGTTAGTAGGCTATCAGAAACTTGTTGGGTTGCATCCATCATATCAGCAAGTTGGCCTAAACCTCCTTGCAATTCTTTTAAGTTGTCAATAGCATCCTGTATTTTTTTATCACTTGCCACGAGTTTTCACCTTTTCTAACTCCTTAGATTCTTGTTCTTTTTGTATAGTAAATAATAAGAATAAATCCTGAACCATTGAATAAGGCATTTGGTATACCTCGGCAGGACTAATATG